AGTTTAGAAGATATGTCAGGACACGCAGACGCATCTAAACTTGGAAGTACTTATTCAGACGCCTCAGAGAAGGTAACACTTACACTTTCTCACATTAAACAGAGAAAGTTTGTTGTTCCATTTCAAGGTGGATTTGATGGACGTAATCCAGCAGCTCCAGAGTTTGTTGGTTCAAACATTGTTAATACAAATACACAAGGATTTGATATATCAAATTCTTCGGCAGCCGGATATACTGTATATAAAAAGGCAATTGATGCAATAAGTAATCCAGATGAATTTGATATTAATATGTTAGTAACACCTGGGGTTGTTCACGGAGTACATTCTGCAATAACCAATTACGCAATATCTAAATGTGAAGCCCGTGGTGATGCATTTTATGTATTTGATTCTGGTATTCATGGTGGATCAATAGCGAATGCAACAGACGCGATTGCTTCACTTGATACTAACTACGCAGCAACCTATTATCCTTGGGTAAAGATTGTTGATAAGAATACAGCATTACCTGTCTGGGTTCCACCTTCAGTTGTGTTACCTGGTGTAATTGCTTATACTGATAGAGTAGCACACGAATGGTTCGCACCAGCAGGTTTGAATCGTGGTGGACTAACAACGGTATTAGAAGCACAGACAAGATTGACTCACGATGAACGGGATGAACTTTATGAAAATAGAGTTAATCCAATCGCTTCATTCCCAGGTCAAGGTGTGGTAGTTTGGGGACAAAAAACACTCCAAGCAAGACCATCAGCACTTGACCGTGTGAATGTTCGTAGATTGTTAATCAAACTGAAGAAGTTTATCGCTTCTGCAAGTAGATACTTGGTATTTGAACAGAACACAACTGCAACAAGAAATCGTTTCTTGAACATTGTGAATCCGTTCTTAGAATCAGTACAATCTAATAGTGGTTTGTCAGCCTTTAAGGTAGTAATGGACGATAGTAATAATACTCCAGATGTTGTTGATAGAAATCAACTTGTTGGTCAGATATTTATCCAACCAACACGGACAGCTGAATTTATTGTATTGGACTTCGTTGTATTACCAACGGGAGCAGCATTCCCAGCGTAAGTTTAATCACATAGATTAATAAATGAAAAACCCCTCATTTTTGAGGGGTTTTTTGTTGCCCAATATATTTATATATGAAGATATTATAAAACTTCAAAAAAACTATGAAAAATGAATATGATGTTTTTTTATAAAAACTGATATTTATAGTTGAAGAATTAAACTTATTGGAGATTAAAGATGCCAGAACTATTAGATCCTTCTGAAATAATGTTCACACCATTTGAACCGAAAACTAAAAATCGGTACATCATGTATATTGAAGGGATACCAGCTTATCTTGTTAAAACAGCAAACAGACCTTCAATAGCCTTTGAAACGATTGAATTAGACCACATCAACGTAAGACGATATGTTAAAGGTAAAGGTGCATGGGAAGAATTAGAAATTACTTTATACGACCCCGTTGTTCCAAGTGGAGCACAGGCAGTTATGGAATGGGTTCGTTTATCTCACGAGTCAGTAACAGGTAGAGATGGTTACACAGATTTTTATAAGAAAGATGTAACTATCAATGTTTTAGGACCAGTTGGTGATAAAGTTGAGGAATGGACATTAAAAGGAACATGGATTGTAAACGCGAATTTTAATGATTTGGATTGGGCAAATACTACTGATCCTGCAGATATTACTCTTACACTAAGATACGATTACGCAATATTACAATTCTAATAAAAATATAAAAATAAATAATAAAAGGAGTCAATTATGGCAGTCATAGCAGATAAGCAGTGGTGGAAGTCAAAGACGATTTGGACATCAGTAATAGCTGGTGTTGTTGGTGTTTTACAAGCAGCAGGTGTTGTAGAAGCAGTACCTGAAGTTGTTTGGACACTATTAGCATCCTTCGGTCTTTATTCCGTTAGGTCAGCAGTTGGTGATTCAGCAGCTAAGTAAATAAAATAATTTAAACTGGGGATTATTATATCCCCAGTTAGTTTTATAATTGGTTATATTGTATAGGTTACTATTCAATAAAAAATACAAAGGAGAAAAAACATGGCAGAAGAAAAACGCCAGTTTCCTACTGAAGTAATAGATTTGCCTTCGAAAGGATATTTTTATTCGAAGGACAGTCCATTATCAAGTGGTCAGGTGGAAATTAAATACATGACGGCGAGAGAAGAAGATATATTAACATCTACTAATTTAATACAAAAAGGAATTGTTTTAGAGAAACTTTTGGAGGCATTAGTGGTTTCAGATGTAAATCTTGATGATATACTTATTGGAGATAAAAATGCAATTATGGTAGCATCAAGAGTTCTTGCTTATGGTAAAGAATATGCATTTGAATTTATAGATTCCAGTAGTGGAGAAACACGAGAAGAATCAGTAGATTTAACCAAACTTGAAGATAAAAAAGTAGATTTTTCTAAATATGAAAAGGGTAAAAATGAATTTGAGTTTGAATTACCAGCCTCTAAAAAAGTTGTAACATTTAAACTTTTAACTCAAAGAGATGAAAAACAAATAGAGAATGAGTTAAAGGCAATGAAAAAATTTACAAAAGAATCTGGAATTGATCCTGAAATCACTACAAGATTAAAGGCCTCAATTATAGGAATAGATGGAGACAGAGAGAGAAGTACTATAAATAAATTTGTAGATAACGAGTTTTTATCTGTTGATTCATTCGCGTATAGAACTTATTTAACTTCTATTACTCCTGATATAAATTTGTCATATTCAGTTGAACTTGACGATGGTGATATTGAGGAGATAGCGGTCCCTGTGACCGCTCAGTTTTTTTGGCCTTCAACCGTCAGATAAACCACAGATACACGACCAAATATTCACTCTAATATATCACGCCAAGGGTGCATTCCATTTTAGTGAAGTCTATGATATGCCTATATATCTAAGACTATACTATCTCAAACGACTTGAACAGCAATATAAGCAAGAAAATGAAGCCTATGAAAAGGCCTCAAAAAAATCTAAATCAAGACGTCCAAACATAAAACGTAAGTAATAATTTTTATTTAATTTGATATTTATAATTGATAAGAAACATTCAGTTTTAATCATTCGGAGAAAAACAAAATGCCTAAATACAAGATAAAGAACGAAACAGTTCTATATGAATTTATGGATAGATTTTGGGGCAATATAGGTAAACGTAAGGGTAACAAGTTTATTAAAAATTTATTCAAAAAAGATAAAGAACTTCAAAAACTTTCACGAGAGGCAGAAAAACTTCAAGACAAAATAGTTGCAAGATTACAAGGTCAAGACGAGCCAGATTACGATCAGTTGGCTAAAGACCTTTCACGTAAATAAGTAAAAATAGGAAAACTATATGGCCAGACCAAAGCTAAACGAGTTCGGTTTTGATCCAAAAGTGTGGAAAAAGATGGACACTCAAATTAAAGAGTGGCTTAAAACCAATAAAGAACTTTGGAACAGAATGAACAAATATGAAAAGGATGCTGCAGTAGCTTTTGCCAAAACATCAAAATCGACAAAAGAATTGTCGAGCTCATATAAAGAAGTTTTTGATGTTTCTTCAAAAATATCCGAAGAATTACAAGGTCAAATTAAAACAAGTAAATTAGCTGCCAGTATTGCTACAGGAATGACTTCTATCAACCAACAACTGCTTAAAATAGAAGGTAAGTCAGATACATTAAGTAAGAAAAAATTGAAATCTTATAAAGGCATAGTTGATTTATCAGAAGATTTTGCTGTAAATATGAGTGCTATAGGAACTGATGAATTTAGAAGTCTTGATGTCAATAAACAAATACGTGATGCTAAAAAGGCAGGAAATGTAGAACAATTAGAGTATTTGGAAACTTTAAAATTAGAACATGATATACAGAAAAAATTAAATTCAGAAATTAATACTCAGGCTGATTTAATTAAAAAGCCTTTTGGGACATTAGATGATATGGTCAAAAGAATTCCTGTTGTTGGTGATATGTTATCTGCAAAACTTGATTTGGTTGGTAAGGGAGAAAATATGGCCGAGAAGTTTACTGAATCAGCGAGAAATGCTATTGAAGGGGCTAAAGGGGAAGTTCTTGGTTGGAATGCATTCCAAAAGTCTAAAAAAGGTCAGGGAATGGATAGTAAAGCTATAGCGGGACAATATAAAGAACATAAAAAGGGTGCCGTAGAAGGTAAAAAGGGAATGGGTAAAATGGGAGTTGCCGCATTAGCAGTTGGAACAGCAATAGTAAGTTGGGGTGTAGCTATGGTAAATTTCTCACGAGAATTAGGAGTTTCTTTTAGTGAACTTAGTGTCGGAGCATTACTTTTTAAGGAAGAAACTAAAGCAGTTCTTGATGAATTTGGTAGTTTACGAGATGTAAGTGACGGATTACTTTTCAGTATGAAATGGCAGTCATTTTGGACTGGTGTTCAAGCCCAAGATACAGCTAAGATAATGATGTTACAAGAATCTATTACTGGTCAGACAAAAAAACAGGCATTAGGTCAACAGGCAAAATGGACAAAGGAAATTAGAAAAGAAGGATTATCCGCGTCTAAAATATTTGCTGATATGGCAGGACATGCAGATATGTTTGCAAACTTCGCAAAAGATGGTGGTGAAAATATGAAAGAAGCTGCTAAACAGGCCGCTAAGATGGGATTGAGTTTAGATGCTACAAGTTCAATTGCAGAGGGTTTGTTGGATTGGGAAACATCAATCGGTAAAGAAATGGAAGCAAGTATGTTACTTGGTCGTAGTATTAATTTAGATAAGGCCAGACAACTCGCATATAGTGGTGATTTGGCACAGATGATGACAGAGGTTAAGAATCAGGCAGGTGGTGAAGCAGAGTTCGCAAAAATGAGTGTTGTTGAAAGACAGGCATTAGGTGATGCAATTGGATTGAGTGGAGCGAACTTAGCAGAATTTATGAAAACGGAATCTGAGGCAACCGAACAATCTAAAAGGGGGTGGATGTTAAAATTTGGAATAATTGTGGGAGCTCTTACTGCAGTAGGTGCTCTTGTAGGATTTATACTCGGAGGTTTAGCTCCGTGGAAATTGGCGGGTGCTGGAATAGGTGCCGCGTGGGGAGCTGGAATTGGACTTGGTATGGGAACATTAGCAGCAGGAGCAATTACAAAATTTGGAACGGCGGGTGACGTTTTTAGTCCAGCAGATGGTAAAACTCAAGTTTCAACAAAAGAGGGTGGTTTATATGAATTAAAAAAGAACGATGATTGGGGGGCAGCACCTGGATTATTAAATAATATTAATAACCCACCATCTTTCAATAATGCACCCTCTATGGCAAGATCTGAAGAACAAAATGATACAATAATTACACTACTTTCACAGGCCAATAGTGAGAGAGAGGCACAAGCAAAAAAACAAAAATCAGCAACAGAAAGTGCATTTTTAAATAGATAAATGAGTTTAATAAAATTAACAAAAGATTTAGAAAGTTTCCAATGGACAGACTATTCCAAGGCTGGAACTGGTAAAAGTCCACAGCCAGATGGCACAGATTATTTTGAAAGACCAAATCCTAAATCGTTAGACCAAATGGAATCAAAGTTTGGACAACTTGATACTAAACCAACTTTCAGAGGTCCTTATGGTGTTTCTAATGTTATGGACGGAGAAAAACAAGGACGAGGGTTTATTCCACCAGGTTCTACACCAACTGGATTTACTAAGGATATGGATTTATTACATAATCCATCCGAACTTGCAATTGGTCAGAATTTAACACGAACACCATTATCATATGAAATAGCAGGTGTAACTTCAAATTTATCTTATGGTCAAGTAAACCAAAAAGAACTTAATCTTGAACCAGCCGCAAAAGGTGCATGGGGTAATACTACTTTACCTATATCAACTTATTCAAGTAGACAACCAATAGAAGGTATTCCCGTTGGAGCAATAGGTGGTTCTAATACTTACTATGGTAATCTTGATTTATTATCAAGTAGAACGTCAAATTTTCAGAAACCAGATGGTTCATATACCACTCCAGAAGAACCATTATTTGAAGGTGGACAAAGAACATTTTTAATACCTGCTGCCTATCCAAAAAATACTACAGCATATAGTATTAATAATCAATTTGGTTGGACACATCAGAATAGCTATTTAGAAATTCATGGAACTGCATGGAGAGGGTTTGGATTAACAACAACTGTACAAGGTCAGATGGATGAGGCTGGATATGAGGATGTTACTCCAGATTTTTATCCACCTTTACCAGAACAATCACAGACACCACATCCTATGAATAGACTTTATTTAAATAGTGAACCTGCTTATGGGGCCCCAAGTTGGTTAGAAACTCAGTTTTTAATAAATTATGGTGTTACAGATGGAATATGGCCATATAAAGTTCTCGGTTTTACAGGAACTCATCCACTCATTAAAAAAGATATAGGAGAACGATATCAAATAGGTGGTGTTGAAAATTGGATGGCATTACAAGTAGTAAGAACTGCAGATGATATTGAAAGAGTAGAAAAATGGTTGGATACACCGAAAGGTGAATTATGGATAAATACACAACAAATTTTACAAGAATTAAATCCACGAGAAGAAACAAGAACATTTAGTTTAAGTTCAATAACAACTTCTGTTCCACCATTTATTCATGCAAAAAGACATGGTGGAATATTTGGTGGTGAAACTTATATGGATGTTGCAGATTTTGGACCAATATTTGAAGGTGATCCACCACAAGGAGGTCCAACACTTGGGTCTATTTTAGAAAGTAAATTTCCTAAATTAGTAGGACGACTTAAAACAGCGGAAGAAGGTATGGATTGGATTACTTCTGGGTTAGATAGAATAGGTTCAACATTAGGAATGATAGATTTTAATGAACAAGGAGCAGG